CTCCAGCGTAACCAGTATACCTTTTTAATGGTTTTTCCCATTGTTGAAGATATGCTTTTCCATACACATTTGTCAATCCTACTGAATATCTTTGTCCTAAACCAATTTCTTGATATGATAAAGGATTACCATAATTTGCTGTTCCGTTAGTGTCTTGTTGCTGGGTTACAGCTCTTAAATCCAATGTCATGTTATTGGTATAGACCACACCTACTGCCAAACTCTGTGAGGTTGATGTTTTATTTAAATTTGTTCCACTTGTAAATTTAACAAATCCTGTTTCACCACCAACAAACATCGATTTAACACTAACTTCTGCAAAAGCAGACATACAAAATAAACCAAAAATAACTGTTAATAATTTTTTCATTTCACACCTTTCATAGATTGCCAAAATATTCTTTCAGAATTAAAAATTTTTACTGCTTTTTCCCCAATATTTATATCAAGATTTAGATTGATATTTTTTATCATTAGTTCTTCTTGTTCGTTTAATTTTTTAGTAATTGATTTTATAATTTGTTCTTTAGTTTCTTTTGGTAACTCTTTATTTGCATAAACATAAGTACGAACAATTACACCATAATCTTTGTCCATTGTATAAATTAATTTTCCATCATTATTTTTAATATATTCACTACCTAAAGATGTTGCAGTACAATGAGCATCTATATGTCCACCCAATAAATCAAATCTAGCTTGCTGAGGAGTTTTATAAGGAACATGAATGTATTTAAATTTATAGTCTTGTGCAATTGTGTTTAACATTAGACCACAAATTCCTTTTTCACCTATACTTCCTATTGTGTATTGTTTTATTTGAAAATCTTTTATAGAATTTATTGAAGATTTATTGCTTACATAAATTCCCATTTTAGTGGTCGTTAACACAGCTAACAATTCAGCTTCTTTTGTTGGGTCATCAGGTAGATGATTAGTAAAAAGTGGAAGAATGTGTGTAGAAGTAGGTATTGTTATTGCAATTGAGTTTTTATCTTTTAGAAGATTTTTCCAAACAAATGTACCTTCTGCGCCTGGTACGGATTGAAGTGTAAATTCAGAAAAAAATATTTCTTTTAATACTCTACTTTGATGGTCTCCTGAAGTGTATATGGTTTGTGAATATGCAATATTATAAAAAAACAATAATAATAAAAATATTTTATTCATTTGATAGACCAGCCAAAGCTTCTTCTTTTGTTGATCCTGAAGAAAATGTTTTTGCACCACTAAGCTTCATAACGGTTACAAACGGCTGAACAGGTTTTTTGTCACTCATATCAAAAGTAAATTTAATTAAATCTAACAAATAATCTGTGTGATTAAAACTATTAAATAGTGCTAACTCTTGATAACCAAATCGATATTGAAAATCGTGTGCTACAAAATTATTTTCTTTTTTTATAAATTGTATATTAAAGAATGCATTTCGAACACCTTCTTCAATTAACATTGTATTTACTTTGTTTTGAATATTTAAAATTTCCTCGGTTAAATTTTCTTGGCACCAACTATTAACACTAGTAGAAAAACCAAAACTATTAATTGATTTATTTCCTACCGAAGGATTGGCATTGTAAACATTGCCAACACCATTTATTGCACCATATAGAATCAAAACTTCATGATTGGTATTTTCAGTAGGTTCTATAAATTCTTGTATAATATAATGTTTGTCGGTTTGTTGATTGGGCCAAAAATTAGAATCCATTTCTATGACTTCTAATAATGTTTGTTTAGTTATTTTTTTATAAGATATTTGACTAACTGGACTTGAATCATAACCACGGCCACCATTAGAAATAACTGGTTTTAATATTAAATCACCGGTCCAATTAATGTTTTGTATGTCCTGAATAGTAACAGGTTTCAATGTGTTTGGAATACTTAAACCATATTTTTGATAGATTGTATTTACTAAAAATTTATCTAAAAGTTTGGCATTGTTTTTGGGTATAGAATACACATCACAATAATCATTGAATTGTTGTAAACTTTTTTCGTTAAATATTACAAAATCCGAACTGATGGAAATATCAGAATGTAAATTAATTCCACATTCTTGAAAAAAAGAATTTTGTAATAAAAAACCTAGTGAAAAAATGTTGGTCATTCATTTGTTCCTGACCAAATTTCATAACCTTCATCTGTAACTGTAACTTTAGATATAGGATTTTCATGTGTATTGGAAAGATAAAATTGCCAAGCAATTTCTTTTGCTTTATTGTTAGCTTCTTCTTCCGTATCACACGTTTCATACGATCCAATGTTTGGATTTAATATTTTATAAATTGTTTTCATTAACTTATCGCTCCATATGTTGTACCAGAACCACTTGTCGTTGCTGAATTACCATTTAATGCAATTGCTTTACCTCCTGAACCACCAGCCCACGTAGCACCTGGTGACGGCCCAAGAATTCCTTGTGTGCCAGTTCCACCAGAAGCTCCCCAACCACCACCGCCGCCACCGTTACCGCCTTGGTCAAAATCGCTACCAACGTTATCAATATCAACTATTGAGTTCTCTCCTACATTACCTGCACTTCCACCTGTTCCTCCTACACCGTAAGGTGGTGTGCCACTTTTACCATCCCAACTTCCACGGCCGCCACCACCGCCAGCGCCACCACCTCTACCATATCCTTCGTTACCGGCTCCATAAAAGCCACCTTGGCCTCCTGTACCAGGCAAAATTCTTCCTCCGCCACCGCCAGCACCTTCGTAGCCACCAGGACCAGTATTAGATCCATTAGAACCAGATGCGCCTACTGCTCCACCAGAGCCACCTGCATAAATGCTCAAAATCTCTGTAAAACCGCCGGTGCCTCCTCCTGCACCGCCACCTCCACTACCAGCCCAAGAATTTACAAATGGACTATAATATCCGCCAGATCCTCCACCACCACCTCCTCCAGCAATATATGCTCCAGAATTATTGATTATGGTTGCATTAACTCCTAACGATATTGCTGGACCTCCAGATTGTCCAATTTTAACACTTGTGTCTGAATTCTGTTGATAACTTAAACCGCCGTTACCACCCCTACCAATAATGTATCCATTATTTGTTATTTGAACGCCGCCAGGAAAAGATCCTGTTATAGTCAAAGCAGCTGTACTGATACTATCTGACCAAATATATACACTAGGATTAATTGTTACTAAAGCTTGAGAAGCGCCATTCCAACCATTTGCTAATAGGTATGTTCTCAAATTTAATTCTTGTTGATTTGTAGTTATAGTAAATGATTGAGAACTAGATTTACCATAAAAATCAGCAGCAACACGAATTGCGCCTGAAGGTACTCCAGCCAATGTTCTTGGTGCCGTAGCACCTATCGATATCATTGATGTTGCTGTATTACCTAATTCAACACCAATATCAGCGCCCATTCGTATGGCACCGCTTGCCGGTAATGCCATTTTACTTCAACCTTTTTTTTATTTCTTCTACATCATCAGCCAATTCATTAATCGCTTGAATAATAATACCAGCAAGTTTTTCATAACGAACTGCTTTATATCCATCTTCTCTAATTGCAACCACCTCAGGTAATATTTGTTCAACCTCTTGTGCAATTACTCCTGTGTCGTGTTTCCTTACAAAATAATTATCTTCACCACCTCGTTTTTCAATAACTTCATCTTTCCAATCAAACATCACGCCACGCACTTTGCGTAGTTTATAGAGAGCATTATCAATTTCTTTTATGTTTTCTTTAAGGCGTTCATCAGAAGAATAAAAAGCAGTGATTTCATTGGTTGCACGAATTTCACCAGCTGTGCCTGAAGCAGCAGTACCAATACCTAATGAATTATGTTGAACATTATTATCTGTGCCAACGTTTTGATTGATTGTGTATTGGTTAATATTGTAAGCGTTACCTGTGGTACTGTGTGAAAAAGTTATTCCTGAATTCACCAATGTGTGAACAAAACCTGTTGTTGCTAATTGTGTATTACTGGTACTAATAGGAGGAGTTGAAGATAATGCAACGCCTGTGAAAGATGGATTTGCCAAAGGTGCTTTACGAGTTTCTAAATCTTGTAATGCCAATTGAATTGTATTTGCCGAAGAATCAATACCACCAAAAGGCGCAGTGAATGTAATATTATTGGCATAATAAGGATTGTTGATAAACCCGTCAACTTCAACTAATATGGCAGTACCTGATGGTGGAGAGGAAGAAAAAGTAACTATTGTATTACTTGTTTCTGTATATTCTGATGCAAACTGACGAACACCATCAAAATAAATTCTTAATTGTGAAGAACCTGGTGTATAAGTTGGTGTCGTATAAGAAAGTCCGGTTCCATTTGCTGTATATGTTAAGCGTGTAGAATTAATTGTTGTTCCTGGTGTTGCACCGCCGCCACCTCCACTTCCTCCTGGAGCCCAATAATATGTTCCTGGACCACCAGTTGTCAGCACATAACCAGCTGTTGTTCCTGTTGGTAATAAAGCAGTTAAAGCAGCGCTGGCTGATGTTGCACTGGTTCCTCCTTGTGATAATGCTAAAGGAGATGTTAATGAAAGGCTTGCAAAAGTAGGAGAATCAGATGTTCGCAGTGCTTGTGGTGTATTAATTGTTAAAGATGTACCAGATCCAACTACCGTGACACCATTTGTGCTTTGAAATATTATTCTACCATTAGATGTTGTTGCTGAACCAGAGGTACCAAACACGGTATTGATAGAAGTATTTGCACGATCATATGCCAAACTAATAGTATTGTTCTGTGTTGTGTTTACACCTTGTAATGTGGTGATATTTGTATTCTGTGTAACATTAACACCTTGTATAACAATTGTATTAGCTTGAGCAGATAAAGCTATTTGGCGAGCTACATTATCAACTGAAGAACCTCCAGCAAGTGTAATGGCTAAATTATATGCGTCTGTTGCTAATGTATCATAATAATCAAAAGGTAAAGGATCAGATAAATTTGTCGTTAAAATAACGTCACCAGGAAAATAAACTCCACCAGTCTGAACATTATAACCAGATGAATTGGCCAATAAATCAATTGTATTTGAAGATAAAGGTAATGTGTATGTGGTCATTATGTGATATTTGATGTTAAGTTTGCAACTAAATTTGGAGTTCCAATAATATTATTTAATAGGTAAGATTGTGTTCCGCCTAAATTACTAAATTGTTGTATAAAAGATTCATCTTCTAAAATTTGCATAGAATTTTGATGAAAATTCCAATCTTGTGTTCTTCTAGTATTTAAAACTGTTGTTGTTGAAGAAATATAATTTTCTAAGTTAGCTACTTGTGAACTAGTTAATGTACTATAATAATATGTGTTTCCATATACATCCGTGCCTATTGCTATACTGTTAGATAACTGTGTATTAAAAATTTGTAGTTGTTCATCGTTAGCTTTTAATATATCAGGTATAAAAAGGCTAGTAAAACAACCTAATATAATATCAGTATTTTGTTGGGGTTCATTAAATTTGGCTAAATTAATTAAAGAAATTTGGCCAGTGTTAAAGGAATAGTCATATGATGGAACATCAGGACTTTTTACAATATTTAAACCTGAAATATTATCAGTATGTGATTGAAAAGAATTCAATGAAATAATTAAATTATTGGCATATGCAAATACAGTTGCAAATTGAGCGTTTGCATTTGACACAGCCAAAGAATTAATTGCAATATTTGCTACACTAACCAACATAGAGTTGGTATTAATAGTGGTTGGATTTTGAAGATAATCACTTCTTACAATTGAACCAGATGCAATACAATTGGCTTGCCAAGGATATATCGTTCCAGAACTACTAGCAATTAAATTAATAGTATTACTAGCATTAGGTGACAAGTTGTCTGCATCACCAAATCGTGATGTATCAAAATTTAGTTGATATCTGTTAAATATTGTCATAATATTTTATTCAAGGCATAAAAGTAATAGGTGTACCAGAAGGACCTTTTGGAGTAGGATGAATATGGGTATTGTATATGATTCTCATTATAGGTGCACCACCAGTTGGATCTAATAATAATCCACCAAATACAGCAACAGTACCAACTACTACCGGTGCAGTAACTAAAACTGAAGCGTTAACCACACCAGGAACCGTTGGAGTTGGCGGAGGTAAGCCGGCGTTAATACCCCCTAGCGTAGTTATTCCAGCAACCGGATTCGCTGATCCTGGAATACCGGCATGAATACCAGTACCAGCTGTAACAGAACCTATTGAATGTACCGAATCTCCTTCAATTGCACCACTTACCGAAACGTCAGAGTTTACTTGAATCACATCACCAGCCAAAAATGAAATTCTGCCAGAAATTGGATTTAATACTTGCACACCCATATCTCCACCAGAAGATATATTTGTTTCACCTTTGACAACCAAATCGTAATTGCCTTCGACTAATTGTTCAAAATTTCCTTTAATTCGCTGTGTGCAATTTCCTTTGACTTCTAAAACTGAATCACCTTCAATAGTTACTGTGCAAAAGCCTTGTACTAAAACCTTTTTATTTGATACGGTGATTTCATATCCTTCACCCATAACTTTATGAACTTCAGTTCCGTCTGGCCGAATCTCTGTATATGTGCCTGAACGGTGTTGTGTACGAATACGCTCAGCTCCAGGAGTATCATCAAACTCCTGAAAGTGACCAGATTCAGTCTGCATCACATTGTTATAAGGATACTTTGCGTTATAAGCTGAAGCTGGTTCGGTCCATGCAAAGACACCTTCTGGTGTTGGTGGTTCTTTTATTAATTCTGCCATTATGCCATTTCGTATGTTTGAGTGGTATCAAAGGTTGAATATAAACTAGATGCTAAATTAGCGGCTTGAGCATCTGTTAGTGTGGTACCTGACGGATTCATAATAGAACTTAATGTTGTTGCAGGTAAAGATGTAACCTGTGTTGCCGTTGAAACAACTGTTGTAACTAATGATCCAGTAGATTTCAATAATGATTGAGCTTCTTTAACTACACTTTCACCATCATTACTTGTACCAGTAGCAGTTTTTACAATATCTGTGAATTGTGCACTAAGTTCAGCATATAATTCTTTTAAACAATTTGCAAATAATGCCAACAAACGAGCAGGCAAACTTAAAATGTAACTAATCAATGCATTAATTTTTTTAACAACTGTAACTAAAGCATCAAGTGCTTTTTGAACTTTCTTTAAAAGTCTTGTAACATCATCAACATATCTTTTAATTGTTTTAATTTGTTCAATTATGGCATTTGATCCTGGTGAAATACCAAGAGCCGCTAAAATTTCTTTAATAATTGTACGAATGGCTGTAATTGTGGGTTCAAATATTGCAGCCAAAGAAACATTTCTACGAACAAATAAAGTTGTATCACAAGCGTGTGACCGATTATTGTTTGAGGCCGCTATGCCTGTATTTTGTATGAGTCCAGCTGACAACTGTGGTTGTGTTGGGTTACCTGATTGTGGTGTATCACCAGTATTTGGTGCAACTGGTTTATTTGTTTCAACCACTTCACCGCCAGGTGTTATGGTGTAAATTGCTGTGACTGCAAGAGGATTAATATCTGCCATTTATTTTTGTATTCCTGGTAAAACACCCATCATGATTGGTGCTTGGCCTGAATCGCCATCCATAAAAAAACCAACAATCCAATCACCCAATCGTGGTGCAGAAAATGATTTTGAATTGTTAATTGGATACATTGGTTGAGCCCATGGTAAATCTTGTGTTGGTAGTTCACTTACATTATCTGTGTGCCAACCAAATATTCTAAGTTGACATCTTCCCATACCTAAAGGATCCACTCGGTTTTCAACTACACCGATAAACCAAATAAAACCATCTTTTCCTAAGAAATTTTCCATTATATTTTAACTATATTTTGCCAGATACCAGAATCATTATTAATACCACTATATGGTTTAGGTGTGCTATCTTTTGCAATTTCAAGAACAGTTTGAAATGCTGTTGGTTGTATAATGTGTCTTACAGCAGTCACCAAATATTTACCGGAGTAAAATTCATCCAAGCCTTTTGTTTCTGTAGTTGGTTTTAAAGTCAGTAAATTAAAGTTAATTGTTCGACCAACAGTAATTCCTGAATCACCAGGTATTTTAATTTTTAACACAGTATAGTTTGCCAATGAAATTTGTGCCGTTCTGTTTGGTACATATGTTTCAATTGCAATATCTTTTGCAACCCCACCATTAACTGCCTGCTTTATATATGGCTGATTTTGTTGAAAGGCGTTGCTAGTAGCTACCTTAAACGAGGCATTGTAAGAATCGGCATTTGTCAAACCTAATCTATTTTTTAATGAGTTTGTTGGGCTACCAGGATTTAATGTTTTTGCCTGAGATTTATATTTAAGATAATTAAAATCTGTAACCTTACTTGTTCTAGACATGATATCAAGAGATATGAGTCGATTTGACAATGTACCAGCATTAACATCATTCATCATATCATAAACTTTAACAAACTCATAGTCTAAAACACTTATTGTTTTTTCTTGGAATGATTGTGTTTTATCTTCTATACCTTGTTGTTGATATTTGTATGTGGTATAAATGTTATCTTTAAACATAGATTGTAAAGAACGAAAATTAAACCCGTCTTTTGTTTCAAAAAATAACATATCAGCACCAATTTCACCTGCACCTTTAGGCCTTGCATATGTTGATAACCAACTGATTGCTTCAAAAGGTTTGAAACGAGGCACAATAAAATCATTTATACCATTTGTTTTCTCAATTCGTATCTTCTCTTTTTTTACTTTTAATTTGTCAACTAATATATCAGTAATAACCTTATCAATCTCTTTACCTTTATATGACTTACTAATTTTGGTTTGTTCCGATAGTAATAATTCTTCTGAGCAAAAGTAAAATGTATAATATTCAGAGTTTAAGTTGCCAACAGGTTTTCTATCTCCTATTTTATACACTCGATATACTTGTTTATTTGTATTTGGAGCATTTTTAGATTTGGCAAAGGTTATTTCAACAAATTCATTTCCTGTCAAATCTAACAGCTCAATATATCCTTGAGCATCTACAATCGTGACATAACCAGACACAGAAAAACTGTAAATATCTTCATAATATGATAATTCTATTAACAACTTTTTCATTTCAAATCGTTGGCCAGAACCTGTTAAAAAATTAATAGATTCTAAAGAATAATCTTGTGGATAATATGCGCCAGGATTTTCTACATCGGTGTAAATGTTTTGGTCAATTTCAGCCATATTTTAAGCAGCCATTAAATCAGTAAATTGTTTTTCTAATTGGTCAACATAAGCAGAATTTAAAATTCTAATACTTCTCTTTGATTCATTTTCTTCTACCTCATAATCATAATACGTTACAGCAGATTTTGCAATTGTAATCGTTACACTTCCTGTTGGTAATGTATATGTAAATGTTCCTGTAACCAATGAGTTATATGTGGTTTGGTCAATAATAATATTTTTTACTGTTGTAGTCAAAGTATTTACATCATACTGTGTGATATTTTTTTCATAATGATGCACAGTTGAGTATGGATTGAATGATGAATACTTATTTGTTATATAAGCATCAAAGTCATTAGATGATAGTGGCCAGTCCCATTGTGGATCTGTAATCTGATTTGCAAACAACACCACCCAATACCGATAAGAATCACCATAATATTTGTATGCAACAATTTCAGGTGTATCACCGTCTTGCACATCATAATCATAATACACCATTGGATTATTTAATATTTCTGGTATAATGGAACACCGAGCCATCAAATCGGTCATAATAACAGAATTACGATTTGCATCCGTTTTTATAATTTTTGGTAATGTATTAAAATATTTCATTTTAATATCCTTGTTCTATTCTATCTCGTGTCAAGAGTTCGATTTCTTTAAAATTAATAGTTAATTGAATTTGAGTTGGTGCACCATCAGATTGAGTAGTAAAACCATTTGGTGCATAATTCACATCAATACTTTCTATAACACTTTTGGTTATTTTATTAATTTTTTTATTCTCTTGACCATTAAAAAAGAACTTTGGTGTAAAAATAGAGGGAGGTACAAAAAACATACCAGCTGAACCTGTAGCCAGTCGAGGAGCGGCATGAACTTTAAATAGTTTAATAATCTTTTCTACAGTTGCAGCTTCCTGTCTTGAATATGGTGTAAATGTAAAAGCCATTTGATAAATTCTAAAATCAATACCTTCAAACAAGATTTGTTGTTGTGGGTTAAAAGCGTAACCTTGACCTCTTAATAATAATTTAGCTGGTCCTGAATTAATGGCTCCCAAAACAGTTTTGGCTGCTTTGCCAATAATGGGTGTTTGTTGTGCTGCAGTGGCTAAACTTAATTTATCATACTGAGCTGCATATGTGAAGTTTACTGTTTCTGGAATATATAATGAAATTGTACCAACTGTTTTTAATTCTGGCTGAGTGAACTGAACTGATTTTAAAATACTGTTTGGATCTTCACGAAACTTAGAAATACCACTAGATAATTGATTGAGTGTTTCTTCAGGATTTGTGATTGCATTCGTGATTCCAGTGGCTGCTGCAGCGGCTGCTGACTTGGCTGCACCAAGAAGTTTTTCTGTTACTTCGTTAAATGTAGCAGGTTTGATTTCACTAATTGTAAATTGAACATAATGACCTCTGGTGGCTGATTGTAAATCTCGTGGATATTGTAAATCGGTGCGACCAAATGCATTTTGATAAAGGGACCCGAGAGGTCCGTTAACCACTGCACCAGGTATGGATACACCGCCAATGGATGTTGGTATTGAAATGATAGCCATTAGGTTGTCCTAAAAGAAAGATACATAATACTATATTTATGGCATATTCCGGACGATTTACACCTTCTAACCCTCAAAAATATATTGGGGACTACAAGAATATCATCTACCGCTCATCATGGGAGTGCTTGGTGATGAATTGGCTCGATAAAAATCCTAATATTATTTCTTGGGCTTCGGAAGAACTTATTATTCCCTATAAATCTCCTGTGGATGGTCGTTGGCATCGATACTTTCCCGACTTTCTTGTGAAGATGAGAACTAAAGATGGTAAGTTAAAAACCCTATTACTTGAGGTCAAACCAAAGAAACAATCTCAACCACCAGAACCACAGAAAAGAATCACTAAAAGATATATTACCGAAGTAACCACCTATGGAATTAACTCCGCCAAATGGAAGGCCGCTAAGGAATACTGTCTAGACCGTGGATGGGAGTTTCAGGTTCTCACAGAAGACCATCTCGGACTGTAACTAAATAATAAATGGCATCGAAACTTACACAATTAGCACGACAAAAGACTGCTTCGGAACTTCAAACGATGGGCCGAGATGCATATCGTTGGTTGACCAAGAAGATAAGTTCACTTGGTAACCCTACAGGTATTGCTTCTACGATTGCACGAGAAGATAGAGGCAATCACTTTTATAATGGTGGTTTATATTTCTTTTATTACGATCCAAAAACAAAAGCAGACTTACCATATTATGACCGATTCCCATTGGTATTGGTACTCAACATTGAAGCAGATGGTTTTACTGGTCTAAACCTACATTATTTACCAATTCAGTATCGAGTCGCCTTTTTGGATAAATTGATGGATTTTGCGGTGGTTGACGGCAATAAAGACATACAGCGTATGAATGTCACCTATGACATATTGAACGCCTCCAGACGGTTTAAAGAGTTTAAACCATGCTTCAAAAAGTATCTGATGAGCCATGTTCAATCAAAAATACTTGCCGTGCAGCCAAATGAATGGGACGTTGCGGCATTCTTGCCAATTCAACAGTTTAGGAAAGCTGCACCGGCCAAAGTGTGGCAAGAATCACTAGAACAGATACGATAAGGAAACAAAATGGCTGGTAACATTAGCGAATTCAAAGCAAGTTTTAGAAAAGACCTAGCACGACCAAATAGATTTGATGTCAATATTCCTGTTCCATTAACTTTGATACCTTATGTCAATAATGCAAAGAGTTTAAACTACCGGTGTGAGAGTGCTAATTTGCCTGGTCGGTCACTAGCAACCACAGAGCAAAAGATTGGTTCAAATCCTGTTGAGAAATATCCCTATCTTACAACATTTAATGATATGCAGTTAACATTTATGGTTGATGATGACATGAGCCAAAAGGTATTTTTTGACGCTTGGTTAAACTTTATTAACCCACAATACAATTACAATTTTAGATACAAAGGTGATTATGCAACAGTTATTACTGTAAATCAATATGATGTTACAAATCAAATATCATATTCTTGTAATTTATACGATGCTTATCCTATTTCCATTGAAGCTTTAGATTTAGATTGGGCAACCGATGGGTATCACAAACTAAGAGTTACATTTGCATACACATACTGGCAGAACAATTCATTGCAGGCTTATGGTATGCAACTGGTTGATGCTGGTCTCGCATTTGTTTCGGATGCAATTGGCGGTCTCGGAGGTAATGCGACTGGTGCTTTAGGTCAGGCTGGTAATTTTTTACCAAATGCTTTATCTGGTGGAAACACACAAGAACAAGAGAGAAGTGCTTTAGATTTAATAAATCAAAGAGATGCAAATAATATAATATGAAAAATAATTTTAATTTATTATAGGAGTTAATTATGGCTTTACCAAAACTTGATGTGCCGACATATGAAATTGAGTTGCCGGTTTCAAAAACTAAAATTAAATATAGACCGTTCCTTGTTAAAGAACAACGAAATCTATTGATGGCGATTGAATCGTCCGAATCGTTTACCATTCAACAGAACATTAAAGACATTCTGTATAACTGCACACTTACTGAAGGTGTGAACATAGAGAAGTTGCCTATCATTGATGTTGAATATTACTTTGTCAATCTTCGTGCCAAATCGGTTGGTGAGGTGGTTGAATCACGATATCGTTGTAATAATGTGGTTGACGATGTTGAATGTGGTAATATTATGGAGAAAGAAGTTGATTTAACTCAAATTCAGGTACAAATGAATGAGGATGTTTCGGCTGAGATTAAACTCACATCAAACATTTCAATTAAGTTAAAGTATCCGGAGTTTGGTATTGTAAAAGATTCTTTGCAATATGAAAATATTAATGATGTCACCTTTCATATGATTGCACAGAGTATTGAATACATTTATGATGGTGAACAATTCTACTACGCAACCGAATCAACACCAGAAGAATTAATGGAGTTTGTTGAAGGTTTAAACCAAGAACAATTTGGTAAGATAGAAAACTTCTTTAATAATCTACCAAAATTAAAAGAAACATTGGATATTAAATGTAATAAATGTGGTTTCGAACATAAAATTGAAGTAGAAGGACTTGAAAGTTTTTTCGTTTAACATTTCGTCATGACAATTTAAAGAATTACTATAAGACAAACTTTGCGTTGATACATCACCATAAGTATAGTTTGTCAGAGCTTGAAAATATGATGCCTTGGGAACGGGACATTTACGTTTCTATGTTGATTGCGTATATAGAAGAAGAAAACCAAAAGATACGGGAAAGACAAAGAAAATAGTAAATGGAATACGGCAAAGCTGAAGGCATACGAAAAAAAGGACTTGCAGGCCTCATTACCGATAATTTGGTAAAAGGTGAAGGCATTGGTTCGTCTTTTGGTTCTGCCATCTCTGATAGAACCAAAGCCACATTCACAGGCATTCAAGAATCTTTTGATCCACTCAATATCGCCAAGAAACTCACTGGCGGTTCAAATTTAGCACCAGCACTTCTCGGCCGTTTAATGGGTCGTAAACAATCCACAATAGAACATTTTGCCAAACCAAGAAAGAGACCTTCTGCACGAGGAGTTAATTTTGAAACTGGTGGTGAATTAGAAGAAGGTGGTGAAGCAACTGAAGTATTGGGAATGATTTATGAAGAATTAAAAATGGCTGAAGAAACTCGAAAGTCATTGGCCAAAGCCAGAAAAAAGAAGATGAAT